ATTGATGAGGCAGACAACACAACACATGATGTTCAGTTGTTGTTGAGGAGTAACATTGAGGCATTCCATAAAAACTGCAGGTTCATCTTCACCTGTAATTACAAGAATAAAATTATCGAACCCCTACATTCCAGGTGTTCTGTGGTTGAGTTCTCGATCAAAGGTAAGGAGAAGGCAGAGATACAGGTTGCCTTCTTCGAGAGGGTTGTGGGGATTCTTGAAAGGGAAGGTATCGAGTTTGATAAAAAGGTTCTTCTTCAATTAATCAATAAACATTTTCCTGATTGGAGAAGAGTATTAAATGAGTTGCAACGGTATAGTGTAGGTGGTACAATAGATAGTGCTATACTAGCTAGTTTTTCTGATGTCAAAGTTGATGATCTCATTAAGACGCTTAGGTCGAAAGATTTTCCTGGAGTCCGTAGCTGGGTCGTTCATAATTTGGACAATGATCCTGCTGTACTTTTGCGTCGTATTTACGATGCTCTTTACCAAACCCTTGACGGTCCTAGTATCGCTGCTGCTGTTCTCATTATTGCTAAGTATCAGTATCAGATGGCTTTCGTGGCGGACCAAGAGATAAACATGCTTGCATGTCTTACTGAAATTATGGTTGAATGTGAATTCAAATGAAATCTTTAAAAACTCCTCTTCGTTATCCTGGTGGCAAGTCTCGTGCTTGTACTAAGTTAGCACAGTTTATTCCAGACTTAAAAAGTTTTACAGAGTATCGTGAACCATTTTTAGGTGGTGGGAGTGTTGCTTTATATGTTAGTAAGTTACATCCTCACCTAGATATTTGGGTAAACGATCTTTATAGACCACTTATAATATTCTGGCAACAGTTGCAACATGATGGTGCAGCTCTTCAAGATAAATTGTGGAGTATAAAGAACATGTATCCTGATAGGGATACTGCTAGAGAATTATTTAAACAGGCTAAGGAAGACATTAATGACGAATCCAAGGATGATTTCAGTCGTGCTGTTGCTTTCTATATTTGCAATAAGTGTAGTTTCTCTGGTCTCACTGAGTCCTCTTCTTTTAGTCCTCAAGCCTCCGAGAGTAACTTCTCCTTTAGAGGAATCGAAAAGCTTGCAGAATACTCCAAACTCATCGAGAACTGGAACATCACAAATTATGACTGGAAGGAGTTAATGTCTGATAATCCTAAGGCATTTGTTTACTTAGATCCTCCTTATGATATTAAGGATAATCTTTATGGTAAGAAAGGGGAGATGCATAAGAGATTTGATCATGATGAGTTTGCTCAAGCATGTGATGAGTTTACTGCATCTCAATTAATATCTTATAATAGTAGTCAGTTGGTTAGAAATCGTTTTAAATATTGGGGTGCTGGTGAGTTTTCTCATACCTATACCATGCGTTCTGTTGGTGATTATATGAATGATCAGCAAGAGCGTAAAGAACTTGTTATTTTTAATTATGGAATTGAAGGATTGGCTTAATTCAATTAACTTCACAAAGAAGAATCTTCTTGATGAAGATCCTACTTTGAAGTATCCAGCATTTGTTGTTAACAAATGTTTGGCAGGTACTCTTGATTCTGTTTTATTTTCCAATGAGATGAATAAGTCTCATTTTTTGGATAAGAAGCTTCAGTATGATTTCTATATAAATTCTTTAAGAAAGAAAAAAAGATTTGCTCCTTGGTTGAAGAAAGGAAAAGTGGATGATATAGAAGCAGTTAAAAACTATTATGGTTATAATAATGAGAAAGCACAACAGGCATTGAGAATTCTTACAAAGGAACAAATTAAGTACATTAAAGACAAACTTAATACTGGTGGTGTGGTATGAAGATTCTTAGTATAGATTTAGATTTTATATCTGGACCTGCCATTAATTCTTATCATCATACTGATATATCATTTCCTGCTAATGAATATTATATGCATGGTGATGTCAATCCAGTTATTAAATGGAGAAGAATACTGGATAACTATCCTGCTATTGCTGAGTCTAGTTATAAGATCAATATTAAAAATTATCAATTTTGTTTGAGAACTTTTCTTAGAGCTTTAGAGAATTGTCAGGATGTTCATTTTGGATATGATCATGATAATATATTGTATGGATTAGAAGGACATACTGATATTGAAGTTATTAATATAGATCATCATAGTGATCTCTTGTGTGGTGCTATGGGATCTATTGCAGAAGAAAAGGATATAGTTGAGCATGATATTGTATCTGAAGGTAATTGGGGATACTTATTACAGTCTCAGGGTAGATTGAAATCTTTTACTTGGATATTGAATCCTACAAGTGAAGAGTGGAATGATACTATTGTGGGTAAAGAACAAATTAATAATTTTAAATATGATACTATAGATTCTTATAAATTTGAAGACTATAATTTTGATCAAATTTTTGTTTGCTTATCTCCAGGATATGTTCCTCCCTATCATTGGCATATGTTTGGAACCTTTTTAACTTTATATGAAGAAAAAACTGGTAATGTGATTGACATAAAAAAGTTACATAGGAAGTATGAGTATAAAAAATATTACCAAGGAGTTACTAATTATATTACAGAGGGTACACATATTGGTAAGAAAAAGGACATTTACTAAATACATTTACGAACAATTGAATTGAAACGATGAGTGTAGTGAATGAACCAACGGTTGATTGGTCCCCCGATAAAATGGTTGAAGTATCATTAGGTGAACCAGATGATTTTCTTAAGGTACGAGAAACATTAACTAGAATTGGTGTAGCATCCCGCAAAGAGAAGAAACTATATCAGTCTTGTCATATCTTACATAAGCAGGGAAGATATTTTATAGTTCATTTTAAAGAACTATTTGCTTTAGATGGCAAGAGAGCTAATCTTACTGTAAATGATGTTCAGCGTAGGAATCGTATTGCTCAGTTGCTTGCTGATTGGGGTCTTATAAAGATTTTAAATGCAGATGAGATTTCTGATATTGCTCCTTTAAATCAGATTAAAGTTTTATCATATAAAGATAAAGGTGACTGGATCCTTGAGACCAAGTATAATATAGGTAGGAAAAAAACGGAGGAAGAATCCTGAAGAAGTTTATTTTTGATGTCGATGGGACTTTGACACCTGCCAGAAAACCTATAGTACCTGAATTCTTGCATTTCTTTTACGAGTTTTCTACTTCTAATGATGTGTACTTAGTTACTGGTAGTGATAGAGGTAAGACCATAGAACAGGTAACACCTGGAATATACAACAATGCTAGAAGGGTTTACAACTGTTCTGGTAGTGATGTGTATGAGGGTGATAAGAATGTCTATAGGGATGACTGGAAGTTACCTAAGGATGTAGAGAATCATTTAGAGAATGAATTACTCTTTAGTAAGTTTCCTGTTCGTAATGGTGATCATATTGAGAGAAGGCCAGGAGGAGTTAACTTTAGTATTCTAGGTAGAGGTCTTACATGTTTTGTTGAAAGGGAAGAGTATATGAAGTGGGATAATGAAACTGATGAACGAAAGGAAATTGCTAGGAGACTTAAGATGAAGTTTCCAGAATTAGAAGTTAATATTGGAGGACAGACTGGATTAGATTTGGGACCAAAAGGATCTGATAAGAGTCAGATTCTAAGAGATTTTAGAGATGAGCATGAGTTGTATTTCTTTGGTGATATGATGGAAGAAGGTCAGAATGATTATAGTTTAGCAAAAGCAGTAGAAGAGATGGGCGGTAAAGCGTACCAAGTTAAAGATCATACGGATACCAGAACCATTTTGGAGGGTATTTACGAACGACAAAAAAATAGATCTGTGGTTAAATAGTAGTAGGGTAAAACCTAGAAGGGGCATACAGAATAAGACCCTTTCGCAAAACTATGTGATCGCCTTTGGGATCACAATATTCACACTCGCTTAATAAGGAGCTACTATCATGGCTAACATTCAAAGGTATCATGCTGCCGATCTTCCAGAATTAATGGATCGGATTACCAAAAACAGCATAGGACTCGACAATTATTTTGATCGATTCTTCGACCTACATCAGACCACTTCTAACTACCCACCTTACAATCTTGTTAATGTAAGTAATGTAGTATCCAGATTAGAGATTGCTCTAGCAGGATTTAAGAAGAAAGAGATTAATGTTTACACTGAGTATGGTAAACTGTTTGTCGAAGGACAGAAAGAGGATAAGGAAACTGAAACTGAATATGCCCATAAGGGACTTGCACAGAGATCCTTTACTAGAGCATGGACTATCGCTGACGATACTATCGTCAAAGAAGTTAAGTTTGAAGATGGACTACTATCTGTTACACTCAGCA